TTGTTGGGATATGGAAGTTCCAAATCGTGGGTGGTTTTTTGCTTCTTCATCCAGGGTGCACAATTCTGGCAAATGTATTCCTGAAGGAACTATCATTCATACTCGTGATGGTAAATTAGTTCCTATTGAAGAACATCCTGATAGTTGGGTAACCAAAGAACAGGGTGAAATTTGGAATGTAGAATTGAAAAATGGTTATAGTCTAAGAACTACCGAAGAACATAAAATTTCGGTTCGACGAGATGGTATTCAGCAATGGATGTTGATGAAAGACATTCAAATTGGTGACGAAATTGAATGTTTAGAAAGTTGGGATAAATGGGGAAATGGCGAAGTTCATTATAATTATGAAAATATAGTTGCTTCTGGCCATAGAAGAAGTGAATTATTATTATCTGCATCTGGAAATGTTATTTCTAATGGTAAAAATAAAGCATTTAGAAGAGATAAAAATAGCACATTTGAAAATTGGTCAAAAAAAGAAATTATTTCTGGTGTTTATAAAGTTAACAATAATTTAGCAGAACTTTTGGGATGGTTAGTTGCTGATGGTAATTTTAAAATTGGTAAAAAAGGTAGTATAAATTTTAGAAATACTAATATTAATTATATAAATCGTGTAAAAGAATTGGTTGAAATTGAATTTCCGGATATTAATATAAATTTAAAAAAATATCCAGGTGATTTACATAAAAAAGAAAATTATTTTTTAAATTTTTATGCAAAAGAAGGAATAGGACAATCTAAAGGAAAAAATTCATTAAAAGAATTTTTAAAAACCATGAATTATCATCCTTGTGGTTTTCCACGTGCTGTTGCAGAATATTTTACCAAAGAACAAGTATGTGCTTTTATGCGTGGTATTTGGGGTGGTGACGGTAATTTTTATTTTGGTAAAAGATATGCAGACATTAATACATTTGAGGCAACTTTGGCATGTTCATTAAATAGAACATATGCAGAATATTGTTCCGCTTTATTAACTAAATTAGGAATTCCAAATAAAATTACATCACAATTTGGGAAAAAAGCAACTGCTCCTTTTTATTGTTGTAAATTTAAAAATAAATATTCAATAAATAAATTTAGAGATGTTGTGGGACAAGTTTTAGATAAAACCATACCAGAAAAATTGGGTAAAAATAATTTATCTTCAAAATATAATTTTGAAATACATCATAGAGCTGAAGATGGTGAAAAATTAATATGGTCAAAAGTTTGGAGAAAAACTAAAGAAGAAAAACTTGTAAGATGTTATGATGTTACATATCCTGGCAAGGGATGGTTTGTTTGTGGTTCGACAGTTGTAAGTAATTCAGAATGTCTTTCCATTGGTGCTTTATATTTAGCTATTCATAAACCTGTTAAATTTCCCAAGAAACGTCGCTATAAAGACCATAGTCTAATTGGGCCAGATAACCCCACAGGATGGACGGAAACTACTGATTGGTATAATAGGGGTGCAAAGATTATTGTGGCCTCTGCAGACGCTGATAAGGCCAAAACAGTGTTTGACCGTGTTATGAAATTTATTAATGCTTCTAAAACTTTAAATCTTGCTGCGGAAAGTGGCATTATTGATGTTAAATTGCATCCTTTTCCTCAAATAATTTTTAATTTAGAAGGTTGGACTGAACCTGCTGAAATTACTTTTAGAGGTCCTGGTGCTAAAGGTCAAGCATTGCGTTCTAAAACTTTTGATTATAAACTATATGACGAAGTTGATTATATGCCAGAAGCGTTCTTTGAAGCGGAAAAAGCAACTGAAATTAATGCTGGGCAAGATGGTTTGGTTATTTTATCTTCTACTCCATCTGGCAAACGTGGACATTTCTTTAAAGCTTGTTTTCCAAGTGGTACTCCGGTTTTAATGTCCGATAAAACATATAAAGCAATTGATGATATTCAAATTGGAGATATGGTTTATAATCGTTTTGGTGTTATTGAGCCAGTAATTGATATTATGACAAGAACTCATGATGGAAAATTTGTTAAATTTAAAACTACTTTGAACAATAACGAAATAATTGCAACATCTAATCATAGAGTTATGTCGGTTAGAAAAACTAAAAAAACATATTGTAAATGGTGCCAAAAATTTGTAACTAACAAACGAACAAATTGTATTTATAATGGAAATCATAATGATTATGATAAATTAGAGCCACAATATAATAAATTATCCGAATTGAAAGATGGCGATTTGATTGCTATGCCAAAAAATATTTTTGATAATATTAAAAATATTAATTGTGGTTTAGTTTTTGAAAATTTTGTTTATGTTCCCATTAGTAGCATTGAAACTTTTCAAGATACTAAATTAGTACATAATTTAACCGTTGGCAAAGACCATTCTTATATAGTTAATGGTTATGGTGTTGAAAATTGTACTAATCCAATTTTAAATTTTCAAGAATTTCATTTTCCTTCTTGGGAAAATCCAAATTATACTCCGGCAATGGATAGAGACTTCCAAGAACAACATAGTCCTATTGTTTATGAACATGAAATTATGGCTGATTGGGGCACTGTTGAAATGGGTGTTTTCGATTGGAATTATTTTGCTCGTGTATTTAGTTATGAATATAAACCCGCAGAAAAAAGACCTGGAGGTTTAGTAATTCCTGGAGAATTTGTAGGATTAAGTTTAAATCTTGGCAAGGTAAAACAAATAGGTCATCATAATCTAGGTTTATGGTTGACAAGAAGATTACCGTTAATCCGGCCAATGGCTAATTATTATTTTGGCGCTGATTTAGGTTATCAAGCTGATGCTGCCGAGTTTGTAGTTTTCGAAGAATATAATGGTGTAATGAAAATGATATTACGTCTTAACATGATGCATTTAACTTACGATATTCAAGCAGATATTATTGCTATACTTGATAATCATTATAAATTTGCTTCGTTAGGTATGGATATTACAGGCGTTGGTATCGCTGTTGCACATTTTCTTGCGCCAACTAACGGTGAATATAATAAATATTCTAGTCATAATTTTGCTCAAAGACTTCATGGTGTTGTATTTAATCAAAAAGTAACTATCGGTATGAAAAATGGTAAAAAAGAAACGTGGAACGCCAAAGAATTAATGACAAATATGATTGTTGGCCAAGCTCAAGAAAAATTATTATATATGCCTGGTGTTAATATTGAAGGCGGAGAAGAAATCGAAAATCAATTTAGAAACCATACTTATTCAATTGGTGGAAATGGTGCCATTATATATAGTAAGAGTAGCGTTTATCCAGACCATATTGTAGACTCTGTAAGAACTGTATTTTATGGTAAATTTCAAAGAAATCAACCTAAAAACAAAAATTGGGCTGTCGGCTCTGCTTTTTCAAGCAGAGGTTCTGGAGGTTGGAGATAATGGCTAATATTTGGAATAATCATATTCAAAATAATCATTTAAAATCATCAAAGTCGATATATCAAGTTGGTCAGATAATTAATACTAAAATTGGTCAAGCTAAAATTTTAGATATAAGTGGTCCTCATTTTGGTCCCGATATTATATATTGGTCAGGTAACGAAAATAATATTAAAACATTAACTTTGATGTTATTAAAAAATGGCAAGGTTTTTCAAACAAAAGTAAATACATTTGTTTTCACAGATAGCGGTGTTGCTGCTGCGAACGACATTAATCCAGATTCGGTACAATCATGAGATTTAATTATAATCCTAATACAGAAGAATTATCTGCATATGTAAATAAAAATGATTTTGATTTTGCAGCTAATAAAGATTCTGAAGAATATAGAATTTTTTCTAGAGATTTTAAAAAAACTAGTCTTATTAATTTTATTCAAGAATTTTCTAAATTTGTATGTCATATTTTTTCATGTATATATCCAGAAGAAAAAATAAAAGATATTATAGTTGTGTCTAAATTTGGCAAAGGATTTTCTTGGACTAGTTTATTGAATTTAAATTTTAATGATAATACTTTAGGGTTTTTTGAAAATTTAATTAATTATGGCATGCATGCTTTGAAAGAACATAATAAAGATAAAAATTTCATGGAAAAAATGCCAAAAGAAGAAGTAGCTAAGTTAAGTTTAATTAATCATTTAGTGGCAACATTAAATTGTCCAGAACCATGGCAAAGAAAAAGAAAAACACAAGAAAATCAAATAAATATAAAAATAAAAGATTTAAAAAAATCAATTAAAAGTTATGAAAATAAATTTGGTTTTTCTTCCGAAGAAATGTTAAAATATTATGCTGATGATGAAATGCCAGAAGAAGAAATGATTCATTGGAAAAATGCTTTTTTTGAATTAAAAAATTATGAAAATATTTTGAAAAAACAAGATTCTTTAGAGAAAATTATCCAAATATGGATGGAATCTTAAATTCTGTAATATAATGACTGTATGGACATCACGGAAGTAATTAAAAATCAAGTGCTTAAGGCTGCAATCAATGAAGCCGAAGCAAGAAAACTTTATAAAAAAAGAAATTTATCTCCTTCAATAGATTTTATGTGTATGCGTAAATCATACTACGATTTCGAATTTAGTGGAAACAATTCTACTGAAATAGATATTAGGGATTTTAAATATGAAAGTATTAGAGCGACTACGGTCGGAAATAACTTCCACAGTTTTATGGAAAAAGTTTGTAAAGATGCTGGAATTCTTCGCCTTAGTGAGACTGATTTAATAGACGAAGAATATCATATTAAAGCTCGGCTTGATATGGTCGTTGAAATTGAAAATACATTATTTCTTGTTGAGTTAAAATCGGCACAAGAATATTCTTTGAAGATGATGACCGATGAAAATAGTCCAGATATCGAACACCAAAAACAAGCGCAACTTTATTTTCATTTATTAGAAGTAAATAAAGATAAACCAGAAATTAAAGAAGTATTAAAAGGTAGAAAAATTCGTAGAGGTATTATTTTATACGAAAATAAAAATAAACATAAATTAGTTTCTTTTACTATTAATAAGAATCAAAAAATTATTGATTATTTATTAAATTATGCTAAAGATTTAATGATTTCCGTAACTCTGGGTAAAGAACCTGAAATTGATTTACAACCGGATAGTTTTGAATGTAAATATAAATGTCGTGCTAGATATTACGAAAAATGTCATGGTATTTCAAATCCGACAAAAGAAGAAATCAAAGATGAAAATATTTGGGGATTTAATAATGTAAAAGAAATTTCGGCTAATCCAAAATTTATATAATTTACTATAATATCAATATTAAACATATTTAACACGTTGCTTGTAAAGTTTTGAAAGACTTTATGTATTAGAAAGAGGGTGGTCCTTTATGTCGTCCAACAAAAAAAATCCTAAGATTGTAATAGGTGTTGGAGACCTTTGAAACTCCTTGGATGTGGTTTTTATAGGTGCTCATCGCCTTATAAATATCTAAGTAGTTTAGGATTTGATGTTACTTTGACAAATAAATTTGCTTGGCCATCAGAAATGATGACTGGTGTTGATTTATTAGTTTTACAAAGACAACATAATTCGCAAGTTTATTACATTTCGGAACAAGTTAAAAAGTCTGGCGCAAAAGTTATCGTTGAATTAGATGATTATTTTCATGATTTGCCAGCTAATAATCCTGCTAGAAGTTCTTATCCAAAAGGGGGAGAAGAAGTTCGAAATATGGAAAAATTTATGCAATTAGCAGATATTATGACTGTTTCTACTCCAGGATTAAAAAATGCATATGAAAAATTTAATCCCAATGTATTTATTTGCCCAAATGTTTTAGATTTATCATTATTTCCCGTTAAAAAGCCTTTAGATTATAAACCGGGAGATGTTTTTAGACTTGGTTGGGCCGGTTCTGCTACACATCATGATGATTTAATGACAGTTATTAAACCAGTTACTGAAATTATGATGGAAAATAAATTAATTCAATTTATTTTTATTGGTCAAGATTATCGTCATTTGTTTCCGAAAGAATTGCATCATAGAATGGAATGTGCTGGTCATACTTTTCCGATAGATGAACAAAATAACAAACCATTGTTTTATTCGCCAGATGGTATTAGTCCTGTAGTGAAGTATTATAAACTTCTGAATGATACAAATGTACATCTTGCAATTGCACCACTTTTGGAACTGACATTCAATAAATGCAAGAGTTATGTTAAATTATTAGAATATGGCATATCGGGTATTCCATTTGTTGCTGCTGGATTTGGACCATATTTTGATTATATTAATAAAGCAAATATGTGGGACAATAAAAGACCAGTTGGTAGATTAGCCAATAAAGCAACTGAGTGGCGTAAAGCATTAAGAGATATGATTGGGAACAACGAATATCGTAAACAAACTGCTCGAAATAATGCAGATTTTATTCTTGAAAGACATACTATTGAATATGGTGCACAAAATTGGTTAACGGCACTAGCTTCGATTGGTATTGAACCTGGTGAATCTCCTGGAAAATATGAAGAAATCTTAGCCAATGAATAATTAATTGAATATCTTTATATAAAAGAAGTTTATTTTGGATTAATTATGCCTGAAATTAGAACTAGAAAAAAAGTCATAGAAGATGAATTAATTGAAACTGCAAATCTTATTACGGAAATGTTTCTGGAACGAGATTTGCTTGTTTTGGAAAAACAAGACCCTTTTAATAAAGAAGTTCAGGAATATAATTCTGAAATCACTTCTTTAAAAAAAAGAGAAAATTTTCTAAAACAACTTCTTGAACAAGAATTGGGCACAAATTTTCATTGTGCCATTTTAATCAGGAGTTCCAAAAAAAATGGATTTAATTAAAATTTTGGCTGAAGATTATGGTAATGGCTCAAAAGGTACAGATTTTCTTTCTGTTCAAGATGGTTCTGAAACTTTACAAGATATTACTAATAATACAGAATCTCCTTCTAATACTGATTCTGGTGCTGGACAAGTTAAAGATACTGCCCAAAATAGACCAGATACTAATTCTGAACAGGGCGAATCGGCTATTGCTGGTCATATTAAAACGGAAGATACTTTTCCTGGCAGAGATATTAATAAAAGTGAAGACCCGAATAGGAAAAAAGTTAGTATATTAGACGACCCTGATAAAGATGAAGAATTAAACACTGCTAATTCTGCCAATTATACTACTACCACATATCCAATAGATGGTGTTGACAATAATCATTCTGATGGTGGTTTAGGAATTAGTGGTTTTACTGCTAGTTTATTAAATATTTTTCAAAAAGCTACTGGCGATAAAAGACAACAAGAACAAAATTTCTTTTTACAAAATTCAACTAATGGTGGCGTAGCAGATTCTCCTGAAATATTGAATGATGGACATGCTCCCGAAGAATTAGTTATGCAAGAAAGAACTACGGTTAATAATCCTTTACCAGGAGTTAATGATACTTCTATTTTTACAGACTCTTCCGTTTTTGATTTTGATAGAAAACCGGGGGATATTCCTACCGAAGATAGAATGGACAGAAAAAGAGAACAAAATATATCAGAAATTGATAAAGGTAAGGGAGTCTGGGCACATTTAACTTATCGTCCTTCCATGATTTCTCATATTCCTTTTGCTAAAAAAGCCACTGGTGAATGGCAAAGTGCATATCAAGATGTTGGCGAATACGCTCCTCCATCGGGAGAAACTAATGTTCCCCAAATAATGCATAAGGATGATGAACAAAATAGAAGAGATGAACAACAAGATGAACATAATGAATCAAATGTTGAACAAATTATGGACCCGGACGAACAAAGATTTAAACACGATAGAGTAAAAGAAGATTTTGGTACTAAAGATGAAACTGGACGCACAGAAACAATGGGATTATCGCCGCTTTTGACGGATTCAAATCCAGAAAGTCAAAATTATAGTGGTGTTAATGGAACTGCTTCTTTATTAGATATAATTATGAAAAAAGAAGCTTATGGATATGCCCCTGTTGGTTTAATGCCAAGTAGTAATCCTAATAGTGGTAATGATGAAAATGATACCGATGATAATGATGATGAAATTTATGGAACAATTCAACCTCATCGCCCTATGACTGATGGTAAACCATCTTATGTATTTGACAATCAAGCTGATAAGGAAGTTGATGAAACACTTTCTGACGGCGCAGGCCAAATGAGAAAGAGAAAATATAATAGAACAGAAGATTCAGATAAACAAGACTATTATGGTTTTTCTGGTTCTGGTTCTGGCGGCATGGGCGGAGAAGGTGATGGAACTTTTAGTGGTATAAATAATAGTGATTAAAGTTATAATTTATACAATATAAAATATTCTATAATATACATGTACTATTTCAATCTAGAATGGTAGAAATTTAAATAATGGCGAGAAAATCAAATGAATTAAATCCAACTGCTGGAACTGATGGTTTGGTTAAAACAAATAATCATATTACGGCAGACCAAATGAAGATGGTAAAAACGCAAGTTGCAAAGCAAAATGGTATGAAAAAGTTTGCTTCTGGAATTTCTGTTACTCCGCCATCATATTATAATCCGTTATACACGCCAACTTCTCTTCAATTGCCGCGTGACCGTAAACAAATTAATGTTTGGTCATTTGCTGGCGAAACTCCAATTTTAATGCATGATGGTTCAGAATTACCAATTAAAGCATTAAAAGTAGGAGATTTGGTGCGTTCGGCTAATAATATTATACGCCCAATAACTCATACTTATACTCATCATGTTGAAAAAAATATGGTGACAATTAAAACTTCAGATGGTCCGTTGCGAGTTACTGAAGACCATATTTGTTATGTTATTGATTCTGATGATATTGAAAAAATAAATAGTATTAATGATATATCTAATTTTGTAAAAGAAAAATATGCATCAGAAATAAATACTGGTGAATATATGTTTCGTGCTATTCCTTCGTCAAATTATATTTCTAGTATTTCTGACGGCGATTTAGCTGAATTACTCGGGGCATATTTGGCCGAAGGATATATTTATGATAAATATATCAAAAAAGGTGTAACTTATTCTAGAAATGTAAAAGTTGTAGAACTAAAATATAATAAAACAGAAAAAAATATAGTTGATAATATTTTGGAACTTTGTTCTAAACTTGGATTTAATTGTAAAATTAAAGATAGCAAAACATCAAATACTTATAGAGTTTGGATTAAATCTACAAATTTTGCAGATTTATGTGAACGCCATTGTGGTCGTGGTTCTAAAACAAAACGTCTTTCTTATGATGTTCTTTATGCATCTGTTGATATTTTACAACGTTTTATGAATGGTTATTTTGATGGAGATGGTCATCAAGGAGTATCTTCGGTATTACAATTTGCAACGGCATCGAATATTTTAGCACAGCAATTACATAGCACTGTATTTCCACGTTTAAAAATTATTGATGGATATACAAATTATAAAGCTGGTAAAAATATCAATGGCGTAGGATTCGACGCAAATCATTTTCGTGTTCCTCGACCTTATGCTCATAAATTTTCAGAAAGCCATTGTCTAAAGGATTCTAGTGTTGGTGTATTAACTAGAAACGAAAAGAATTTCATTCACAATAATATCATATTCCGCCAAGTCCTCGATGTGGTTGTCGAGGCGTATAAGGGGGTGGTTTATGATGTGACGGTAGGCGAAGATTTTAATATTATCGCTCGTGGTGTTTCAGTACGCCAATGCCGTCACTTCTGAGGCCATTCTATGATACGGAAGCAATTCCTGCCGCAGTTATTGACCTTTATGCCGCTTTGCCAATTACGGGTTATGAAATTGAATGTGAAAATCCCCATGTTCGTAAATTCATGCAGGATATGGTTAAACGCCTTAAACTTCGTGAATTATTACAAGGTGTAGCTTTAGAATATTTTAAAATCGGTGATGTTTTTGTTATGGGCGAATTAGATGAAGAACACAAAACTTGGAAACGTTTTGTTGTCCTTAATCCGGACCAAATTGAAGTTCGTCGTAATCCATTGGCTGATGAGCCTGTTGTCGAAATGATTCCAGATGAAGACATTAAAAGAATTGTTTATGACAGACAACCACCTGAATTATATAAATATTTCGTACAATTCTTACCGGACGTTGTAAGAGCAGTTAAAGATGGCAAAAATGTACCTATTGACCCTGCGCACATAAGTCATTTCAAACATATGCCAACACCTTATGGTGTTTATGGCACTCCATTGCTTAAGCGTATCTTTAAAACTCTTATGTATAAAGAAATGATTCGTCGTGCACAGTTTGTTATTGCCGAAAGGTATGTCACACCATTAAAGATTTTCAAACTTGGTACAATTGACGAACCGCCAACTCAAGAAGATATTGATATGATGCAATCCCAACTTGATGCAGTTCTAAATGACCCATCATTGGTATTGGTTACAACTCAACGTTTGACTGCAGATTGGCAAGGTATTTCTGGTAAAACGCTTCAATTAAATGGCGAATATGATTTCTTGGAAAGAGAAATGATTGCTGGTCTCGGCGTTTCTAGAGCACTTCTTGATGGTCTTGGTCCAACATATTCAAATGCTGCTATCGGTGCCAATGCTTTCTTGCAAAAATTGGAAAATTTTAGGGAATCATTAAAAATCTGGGTAGAACAAAAAGTTCTTAAACCAATTTGTGAATTAAATGGTTTTTATGATATTGACCCAGATACTGATGAAGAATTTTTAATTCCTGTTGAATTTAAATGGGACCCATTACGTTTGCAAGACGAAGCTTCGCGCCAACAATTGTTCATGCAATTACGTCAATCAAATATGCTTTCAGCTAAAACATTACTTGAAGCAGTTCATATTAATCCAGAAGCAGAAGCAAATAATCTTCTTGAAGAAAGAGATACAATATTTGATGCAAATAGAGTTATGGCTCGTCAAATTGCTATTACCCAAGGTATGCAAATGACTCTTCAGCAACAAATGCAAGAAAATATGATGAAAATGCAAACCCAAAACCAAGAACAAATGATGCAAGACCAAATGCAAATGCAAACTGGTCAATTGCCGAATCCTCCAGGATTAAATTTAAATTCGACTAATCCAAAAGGTGGTACAACACCTATAATTGGTCAAGATGAATTATCTGGTTTTGAGCGTAATCCAAAGGCTCCTGGAAATAATCTTTATGCTCCATTTGATAAAGTGACAACTAAACCTCCGGTTTTATCTTCAATTTCACCATCTAATCCAAAAGTTGCAACTTATTTGGAAGAATTAAATAATAGAATAAAATCCATACTTGCTGATGAGGAATAAAATGAATCGATGTCTGAAGATAAAGAAGATTTTTATGAAAAATTAATTGAATTGATTGAAGATAAATATAAAGAAGTAATAATGACCGGACGTATTCCGTATTATTTATTTATGTCAAAAGATTTCTTCAAGGTTTACAAGGAACATCATAAAGAATTATCTGATGATGTTTTATATTTTTATAATAAAATGGAAATAATTGTTTATCATGATAAAGAAAAATTTATAGATATAACAGGTTTAAGCGCAAGATAATGATGAACAAATTAAATAAAGATAAATTACAAAAAATTAGCGAAGTAATAGAAAAATATATTACTCTTATTAAAAATGCTAATGTTTTAGAAACAAAAATTGAAAAAAATTGCAAAATTATTTCAGTATCATATTTAGATAGTTCTAGTTTACTTTTAGGTAACAAAAAAAATAATATTCAAAAATTTTCTTATAAAAATGCAAATATTACTCAAAGTGCAAAGAATTTATTTCAACAGTTTGAAGAGTCATGTGTAGATATTTATTCACTTTCGCTAAACGCATTATTAAATGAATTAAAATCGCTTAATTTTGGTGAAATTTTGCCTTTACAAGAAGATGTTCAAATTTGTATTGATAAATTTTTTCAAAATTATGAAAAAGAATTAGATTTAATTTCCAATAATATGCTTCAAGATGTTTTCAATTCGGGTAGAAAACATCAAGATATTAACAATAAAAAAATTGATATTAAAAAATATATAAATTTTGATTTAAATGACGTTGAATCATATGAAAAAATATATAAATATCAAATTAATTTTTTAATTCAAGAATTAAAAAATTTTAATTTGGAAATAAAAGAAATAATTGATAAATTATATGAAGAAAATATTGATAAAAAATTATTAATTGATGAAATTGAAGATAAATTCAATCATTTTCTTCCTGATTTCATTGAAAATATTGAAGAATGTATTTGGAAAATATATTTCTATGGCAATTTGCGTCAACTTCAGAAAGATAATATTGAATATGTTGTTTGGAAAAGTGGCCATTATATTGATGATTGTGGACTTTGTAGAGCATATGAAAACGGTGATGAGATAATTGTTGATAAATATGGCAATTTATTAAATTCATATTCGGATATATATAATTCTCGATATAAATTAATAGATATATTAGAAAAAATAAACCTTGATGGAATGGATGATTTATCCCATCAAGGTTGTAGATGTATGTTTATTCCAGCTTAATTATTTTTTAATTCTTTCTTTAGTAGCGTTGATAAAAGCTTTAATGTCTGCCATAGTATACTTTTTTAAATCTTCTATTGAAGGAATCGTTTTAGCATTTGCTTGTTTTAATAATGAAATTAATTCACCAATTTGTTCTGGTGAAGCCATTGTTTCTTCTTCATCATCGTAATTTCCAACAATTCCTATTAATGATGCAGCCTTTGTGATGGCTAATGATACACTGGCCTTTGCCAAATTACCAAATCCAATTGCCGAATTATAAGTTTTTCCGCCGAAAGCTTGTTTTGTTCTTCGACCATTTTCTGTCGGATACGTGATTGAAACAAGAGCGCCAACTTCGCCATCTCTAAAAATATAATCATCAATTTTTAATTCCCAATCTAAACCCCAAACTTCATTCAGTCTTTCTATGACTTTACCGACTGGAACATATCGTTCAATTTTTCCACCCTTACCTGGTTTTTCAACTACTGGAATTGGAACAGATAGTTTTTTCATAACTTCTTCATCTGTCATAAATTTACTCCATTCAAAATATTAAATTTTATCTTATAATAGATAATACTCCATAATTATAGTATAAAAAGCGTTATCTTGGTTAAAATGTTGCATAATATTTTAACGATGAACTATTTTATCTGTAAGTATTTTTTGGAGTATCAAAATGACTGAGGAAAATGACAAATTAGACATTTTACTTTCAGAAATGTTAGACCAAATACGTCTTCAATCAACTAAAATTGATGATTTATCTAAAGAAGTTTTTAGAAAAGATGATTTTCAAAGATTCGAAGATAAAATAGAATCTCGGTTTGACAGTTATGATGAAGAATTACACGAAGTTAATAATAAATTATTTAATCATGATAAAAAATTGACAGACCAAGAAATTAAAACAAAAGAACAAGATAAATTTCGTGAAAATCTTCACGAAGGCGTTAAATGGGCAATAAGAGTTTTGGTTGCAGGTATTGTTGGTCTTATTTTTACAATCCTTCCACAATTCTTTCATTTTAACAATAGTACTGGAGTTCCAAGACCATCAGCAACAATAAATATACCTAATGAAAATCCTTAAGGAGTTTCCATGATTTACAAAACTTGTAGTGGTTCTATTTTACAGACCATTTTAGATAATTCAAACAATATTAATACTAGTGATGTTCGTGATTGGGATTTTGAAAAACGCGACGGTATGTTGTATTTTGTTGCCAGAGCGGTTTCTGTTGGTACAAATGGTAATGGCGACCATTTTACTGAAGATGAATTACGTAAAGCATATAAAACATTTGTAGGAAAAGGTTTGTTTGTCAACCACGCATCCAATGATATCGAAAAGAAACGTGGTATGATTGTTGATGCAAAATGGGTTGACAATGGTCCAAATGAAAAATATGTTAATTGCCTTTGCGAACTTAATGCTGATGCGTTCCCGGAAATTGCCAAAATGATTCGTTCAAAAATGATGACAGATGTCAGTATGGGTGCAATGTATGATATTGGCATTCCACAATACATTACAATGGAAGATTTATCTTTAAAGAACTTTTTAGATATTCAAATGGGCGATAAAGTCATTACTCATGACGGTACTATCGGCGAAGTTGTTATGAGAGGCAAAGAATGGCATCAAAATAAAACCGCTTATAAAATTAAAGCTATGAAAACAAATCCTGTCGTAATTTCAGAAGAACATCCATTATTAATTATCAGAAATAAAAATAAAAATAAATTAAATATGGAAGAATTTGTACCAGCTTCAAAAATTCAAAAAGGTGATTATCTTTTATCAAATATTTATAATAAAATTGATAAAAATAATATCTCAATTAATGATGCCAAAATTTTAGGTTGGTATTTAGCAGAAGGTTCATTCTGTGATAAAACTGGTATTGTCTTCACTTTGAATATTGAAGACCCCATTGATGATATTGTTGATTTAATTAAATCAATTGATTCAAATGCAACAATTCATAAAAATAAACATTCTGCATCAAATAAAGCAATTTCTTTAGTTTTTTATTCCAAAAAAATAAAGAATTTAATTAAAAATAATATTTTCGGAAAAGCAAAAAACAAAAGTGTTTCTAATACAATTTTATCTATGGAACCAGAAAAACAACTTGCTTTAATCGGTTCGTATATTGACGGTGATGGTTGCATAGCAAGAAAAACTGCATTGAGTGTTGCAACTGCTTCAGAAAACTTATCTAGACAAATACCATTTATGCTAGAACGTTGTGGAATTTTGGCTTCCGTAAACTCGGTTAATAGAAAACCAGGTAAAAATTCTGTTGCAAAAAAAGATTTCATGCAACATACCATCTTTATTGGTTCTACCTTTGCTGGAAAATTAAAATATTCTTCGGTAAAAGCAAATAAATTAAGTAAAGGCAAAATGAATTGCAAAAGAAGTTTTGT